GCTATCCGCGATCACCTCGACGAGATACGTTCAATCGTCGATTCAATTTTCGCAGGCACCTCCAACTACATACCATATGCCGAAGCTTCTCCGAAGGTTGAGATCCGATCCAACGAGAAACTCCTCAACCCCGAGACATCCAAACAGCGTGCGTTTCTCACAGTCGACCTGGTCTACCAAATTGTCGGCATCATGCTGTACGGCCACCAAAACAACAACCTGCTCGCCGTGAACCAGACCGCGCGTTCTTCGCGCCGCTCCCACTGGAACCGCGTAGGCATCTCGCCCTTCCATGGAGGCTGGAACTCCCTCGCACGTGACCTTTCGCGCCCCTTCGGCCCCACTGTGTTACAGGCGTACCCAGAGCATCACGAAGACGAGCGCCGCTTTCTCTGCCTCGACATGCAAGCCCAAGAAGCCTCGGAGTCTCCACAACTTCTCGAAGGCCTCTACCTCATCCGCAACCGCTACCTTCCTGAGTGGACTCGCCATGCCCAGCGCTGGTTCCTAGAGCACAAAGTCTACACCCACGTGATCGACCCGGATGGTTACGTGGGAGTTCAGGTCGGCTCCAACCCCTCCGGCTGCCAGAACACCTTGCTGGACAACACTCTCAGCCAAGAACTAGCAGACATCTACCATCTCTGCAAGGTGTTCCCCGAGGCGTCGGCTCAACGCATCACCAACCTCTACCACGACTTGCCAGCAGCACACATTGGCGACGATTGCATGATCGCCGACCACCCAATCTGGCGAGGCGTGGAGGCCAGCCGCACAGAACTCGGTTTCATCACTACGAATGAGTGCGGTCCCGAAGGAACCACCGTCCGCCTCCATGAGGCACGGTTCATGAACCAAGGCTTCTCCTACCACACCTTCTACAACATGTACGTGCCAATGCCAAACTTCGACAAGCTGTTCGCAGGCTTGTTCTTCAACATGAAGAATGGTTCTTGGCGCCTCACTTTGGCACGCCTCGAAGCGATGCGTGCCTTATGCTGGCCCTTCCCCCGCTACCTTCGCGAGGTGGAGGTGTACATCAGCCACATCCATGCTGAACACCACGACGACATCTACTACAACGAGAAACGGCTAGACGACAAGATCACGCCACAGCAACTCAGTACTCTGAGCCTCACCCCCGAGGCGCTTGATTTCTTAGTCTACGGACACGAAGGCGTGCGCACGCCGCGCGTAGCCGCAGCCGCTTAATTTGACGAGGCCACAACAATATTCGTCAAATTATGGTCGACCAAGGTCGCCCATCCAACATATGCCACGATGCGTCGTTCTCCTGCATCTTCCTCGGCGCCTCGCGCTTCCGCCCGCGCTTCTCTGCGCGCTAAACTCCAACAGGCGGTTACGCTGCTCGCCCCTGAGCGCGTCTACTACCTCGAAATCGCACTCGACAACGCAGCTACTGCCGCGTGGTACAAGCGCACGTTCCACACGTTCGCTAGTGCCGTGCGCAGCCGCAACCGTGCGCTCATCGAACTCGTTGATGAAGGGTCCTACCGTGCAGTCAAGCGCGCCATCACTAAGGCGGGAGGCTTGTGGCGTGAGGTGCGCAGCGCCGAGCGCCTGCGCCTAGCCATCGAGACTGAGTCTTCGAAGCAACTCGCTGAGCGCGCTCTTCGCAACCAGCGCGCACCTCTCGCCAAGAAGCAGTCGGCTCTTCCCATCCCTGCAGACCAGCTTCCGGAGCCACGCATCACCGCGCGTCCCAAACCCGGTCAGTCTAAGTCCAAGACAACCAAGAAGCGTGGAGCTGCCCGCAAGCAACAACCGGCCGTACAAGCACCCGCGACCACGCTTTTCGACCGCCTGAGCGCAGCATTCTCTCTTGAGCCCCAAGGCCCGCGCCGCGCCCGCTCAGCGAGCCCAACAACGCACCGCAAGGTTGGTGCCTTTATGACCCTACTGGCACTGCTCGCACTCGCCCTGCCCTCATTCGCTCAGACTCTGTGCACGGACTGCCCTGCCG